GCATATCTATTCAACAACTACTACCGCAACTGCTACCTCAATTGATATCACATCTATTCCATCAACATATGGATCGCTTGTGCTTCAGATTTCACAAGCAAATGTAACTACTTCTGGAACTGAGAAAAGTTTGACTGTAGAAATCAATAGTTCATCGGCTGGATATTATTGGCTTTCTGGAGGTGTTGGGCAAGGATCGCAAAGGGGTAGGAATGCCTCGTCATTTACTCTTGCGTATGCGCTAACTGGCGGTACAAATACACAATCTGTTGACCACGGTGGAAACGTATATCTTCATTTTGCAAACTATAACTCAAACAAAAATAAGGTATTAACGTTTCAATATAATGCATCAAATATTCCACAGTTTGGGTCGTGTACGTGGGTAAATACGGCGGTGATTACATCCATAAAGTTGTACCCAACAAGCAGCCCATTTTTTAATTCGGGTCTTAAAGTTACCCTATTTGGGTCAAGTGTGTAAGGAGAGTTATGGCAACAACTAGACTAGTCGTCAATTGCGAAACTGGGGAAGAATCATATATTCCGCTAACAACAGAGGAACTCGCTGCTATTGAGGCTTCTCGTCCAGAGGAAGAGGCGCGTGAGGCTGCTCGACTTGCAGAGCGAGAAGCGGCTGAAGCCGCCCGTGAATCAGCCCGCGCTAAGTTGGCAGCACTCGGTCTGACCGAGGCAGAAGTCGCGGCGCTCGTTAAGTAATGACCTTGGAAGAGATCGAACAGGATTGCGGATGTTAATCTAGAAAGGAGCCAATTGTGGTAAGGCTTGCAGCCATTTTAGCCTTGACACTGCTCCTTTCTCCGATGGGCGCACTCGCCCTTGAGGACACGGACGAGTGGGATCAGCAGATCGACAGCAACGGGACCATCACACTAACCGATGGGACCATCCTAATTCAAGGATCTAACAACGCAGGTCCAGGGTACCCGTGGCAGAACACGGTAACTGGACTAACAACGGACTCATCCCTTGGAGAATCCGTATCGTTTAACTGGTCATACTGGACTACTGACGGAGCCTACTACGATAGGCCGCAAGTTAGTTGGGATGGCGTATGGTACGATCTAGCAAATCATACGCAACAGGCAATCGGAACATCTGAAGGATACATCACCTCCGGAGGAGTTTTCGGATTTAGGATTCTCTCCATAGATTCATGCTGTGGTGCAGGATTCCTACAAATTAGCAACACCACGTGGGTCGTAGGCCCAACGCCAACGCCCACACCAACGCCGGAGCCGTCAATTGATCCAACTCCAGAGCCGAGCCCAACGCCAGAGCCTACGCCCGAACCGACGCCAACGCCGGAACCTACTCCGACGCCTGAGCCAACTCCGGAGCCTACGCCAGAGCCAACTCCTAATCCAACTCCTGAACCGACTCCAGAACCTGAGCCCTCGGTAGAGCCGGAGCCGAGTGAAGAACCAGAGCCGACTCCCGAGCCCGAAGAGACGCCCGAGCCAGAGCCTTCAGAGGAACCTGAGCCGAGTCCTAATCCTACTTACGAGCCTAGCCCTGAGCCTGAGCCTAGCGTTGAGCCTTCTCCTGAGCCAACTGACGAACTGCCAAGTGTAGACGAGGCGGTCGAAGCAGCTGCTGAGGCGGTTGGTGAAATATTTGAGAATCTCCTAGCAATTACAGAGATTGGCAGCGATCTAAATCAAGAAGAAAAAGAAGAAGCCCAGCCAATCGCAGTTGCAGTAATTGCAAGCCAAGTCGCAGGAGTTGCGTCTTCGGCGGCACGTACTACTGGAGGCGGTGGCGGCGTGTCAAGCCAGTCTTCATCTGGCCGAAAGGGGAGCCGACGTGTTTAAGAATATCATTACCGACCTTATCAGTGGAGCGTGGACCGTACTTGGTCTTCTCTTCGCTGTGGTCGTTCTGCCAGAGGGGCAGACGCAGACCACGATGGCAACACTATTCATTCTACTCACAATTGGATGGCTCGTTACTGGGCCACTACGTTGGAAGGAATAAGATGAAGTTCAAAGTCAAGTCACAGCTAGACCACGTAGAGAAGGGCGGCATCCTCGACGACTGCGGGCCGTCCAGCACGGCAGCCGCCGTTGCTTGGGCGTCCAAGTACGTTGTTGACCCGACGGCCGGAGATGGGATCAAGGCTAAGGCAAAGGCAACAGGGTTCGTGGAGAAGGAAGGCGTTTCCGACAATGGTTCGTCCCTCGGAGACCTTATTAAGACTGCCAAGGAGATGGGCGCTAAGGCACGCTACGCAAAGTCTTGGGATGACGTCGTCATCTCCGCACACCGCGGCGCCGGCCTCATCGTGTGGGTGCAGCAGGGTGTGGACTACCCAGCCGTGGAGATCAGCGAATGGCACAAGAAATGGCAGAACTACTGGATTAAGAAGGACAAGAAGCATATTGCGGTCGGATACGGGCACATCACGGCTGCTGGCTGGGATGCTGTTGATGGCTGGCAGTGGGCTTGCCCTACACGAAGCGGAAAGGGCAAAGAGAAGTTCGGGGTCGTTGTGACCGAAGAGCAGCTCAAGCAGATTGCCGCAAGCAAGAAGAAGCAAACTGGTGGCGCGGCCTACAAGCACGTTGCCATCGTAGAATGGAAGTAAGGAGTCAGAATGTATAGCGACATCAAGGCGGGCATCCGCTGGGTTATTGACAACACAGGCGTAGACGAGGCGTTGATTGAGTTCGGACGAACCTTCATCACGGTCTCCATCTCCGTCGCCCTCGGTCTTGGCATCCCGCTCCTAGACATCACGGGCGGAGACTTCCGCACGGTACTGTCCGCAGGACTGGCATCAGGCCTTCAGGTACTCATCAAGTTCCTTGACCCAAAGAACAGCGCGTTCGGGATCAAGGAAAAGTCTCCTGAGGATAAGGCAGCTGCGGAGAAGCAGTTCGATATTTAAGTGAAGTCTATAGATCTGGCTCCAATACTAACTGGGTGCCACGTTTGTAGGAGCCCTTTTGCCGAAATGATTGGCAAAAGAATGAAAGAGGGCATGCCTGATACCAGGATCAGCAGCTGGCTGGAGTCCGAGGGTCAGTACGTCAGCCGTATAACTCTTGGCAAGCATCGAAGAGAGCACCTAACCACAGACTTTGAGCAGGCTAAGGCAGCTGCGATAAAGGTAATGGAGAAGCGAAAGAATACCTTGAAGCCAACCTCCGGAACCGATCTTGCCTCTCTTGTCCGGGACTACACGTTTTCCGCAATAGAAAACGGCGAGCTCTTGCCCACCCTTTCAGAAGGGCTGAGGGCACAGGAAATTCTGGACAGGAGACAGGAGAAGGGCGCAGATAGGGATCTGGCCATGACCCTGGCATCGATACTCGGTGGATCCATCGTAGTAGAAGGAATAGCAACTCCGGTAGAGCCGGAGATGATTACGGAGGAAGCAGTTGGCTAGAACGGCAGCATGGCAGAGAAAAGAAGGAAAGAACCCTAAGGGTGGCCTAAACGCCAAGGGCAGAGCTTCCTACAAGGCGGAGACCGGCGGCACTTTGAAGGCACCAGTCAAGAAGGGGGATAACCCCCGCAGGGCATCGTTCCTGGCCCGCATGGGCGGCATGCCCGGTCCGGAGAGGGACGAGAAGGGCAAGCCTACAAGACTTCTACTCAGCCTACAGGCATGGGGCGCCAGCAGCAAATCGGACGCTAAGGCCAAGGCGCGTGCGATGAGCGAACGCCTAAAGAATAAGAAGAAGAAGGGATCTTGAATTCTGTCCAAGGACAAGCCGCTCTCGATCTGGCTCGCGGTCGCAGTGACGTCGAGTTCTTTGCTTCTCGCTGGCTCGGTATCAAGGGGAACCCTGGACAAGTCAGATGGTGGAAGGCCTGTGCAGACCGTGCAGATGACGGATTCCGGCCAAGGTACCTCACAACCGTCGTTTCCGCTGGCAATCGTGCCGGCAAAACGCTCGCGATGGCGGTTGTCTGTCTTCATCATGCCCTCTACAAACTCGGGGTTAGACCTCCCTCCGGAGGAGATCAGGCGGATGCGATCAGGTGGATCAATGACCCGTACGAGTGGTACCACGTTGGCATCCAGCAAGAGACCGCAGAACTTGTTCACCGCGAAATTGCAATGATACTGCAGGGTGCGCATCCGGCCCAGAAGGGTCGCGGTTGCCCCCTAACAAAAGAGCTCGGCAAGGTTGCCGACTTTGAGAAGAAGTACCGAGGGGAGTACCTGTGGATAAAGTTCAACCCAATTCTGGGCGGGGCCAGCATCCACTTCCGAACGACCCAGGACAAGGCGAAGGCGCTCCTGGGCAAGGACATGCAGGGGATATCATTCGACGAGGCAGCTTTCGAGCCTCACTTGATAACAATCTACCAAGAGGTTCTAAACTTGCGCCGCCTGTCTACCGGTGGGCCGCTCCACTTCATCGGGACACCAACCGAAGGCTACAACGACTACTCGGATCTCTGGGAGATGGGAAACCCGGAGAACCCAACCAGGGACGACCAGTTCATATCGTTCCGATTGTCCACGAGGGACAATATCGGATACGGACTACGTCAGGAAGATTTCGACGCGGTCGTTAGACAGCAAGCTGAGTACCTAATCCCCCAGAACGTAGATGGATACTTCATTGAGTCCCGTAAGGCATTCTTCTCGTCTCAAGGAGTCGAGGCCTGCTTCGATAGCACATTGGAGGTCGAGGATGCGCCAAAGTCGGCTCACCGTTACGTCCAGGGCTGTGACCCTGGTATTTCGTCCGACGCAACATGGGCGCTCACAATCGACATCACAAAGCGTGTCGCAATGCAAGGAGTCAGGGCGCGAAAGCGTTCTGGAAAGCAAACGATCACAGCGGTCGTCAACATGGTCCGGGAAGGGCATTTGCTTTACAGTTCAAGCGCACAGTGCACAACGGTAGTCGACTCTACCGGGATGGGCGGAAAGCTTTTCCGCGAAGAGTTCTCGATCATAAAACCACTTAGAGACTTCGACTTTGGTGGCACTAAATCGAAGAAGCTCGAGCTACTAAACGACCTAAAGACAATCATCGACAAGGGCCAGATCAAGTTCCCAAGAGGGGGCATCTGGGAAGATTTACGGAGGCAGCTCTTGGCATACAAACTAGATGACAAGAAGATTGAGCAGGACGCCGTAATGGCACTTGCAATCGCCGTCCGCTATGCAATAAGGAATCCCGAGAAGGCCGCGGCGAACGTGGCCTTTTCCTATTTTGGAGCTGCTGAATAATGGCTAAGGTAAGAGGCGTACCGCGTTCTTTCGTAGATGGCAAGGGAGTACCGGGGCAGTACACAACTGACCCGGCGGTAGCACCTGCCTCCCAGGTTGCAGAAATTGGAAAGTCTATCGACAAGGCAAAGAGACTTTCTCGAGGACAGGTAGAGCCTGGAAGAATGCCGCAAGCTGGCATTGCCGTAAAGAACGTTGCGTCAGCTGCTAAGGTTCGTGGAGAGTCGAGGACGCCAGCTCCATCCTCTGTTCTCAACTCCGGAATTGCTGGCGGATCCCCTATATCGACTTCACCCACAAAGGTCAACTCATCGTCCGGCGGGCGCGGAACGCCAATAAAGAAGAACTACACCCCTCTTCAAATGGACAAGCTTACAGAGTCCCAGTCAAATTCTGTAACAATGTTGAAGAAGTCTCTGGAGATGCAGGATGTAAACCCAGAGGAGCACGAAGAGTTCAAGCTATATGGAGAAATCCTTACACGAAAGCAGCAGCTGGAGCCGGAGCAGAACCGACTCCGCAGCATCTTCCGTCGCTTCGACAGGATGTACCATCCAGATACTATCACGCTAGGTGGCGCTGATCACTGGGCCGAGGACCCTAGCGCAAGGCTAGCCGGCCGCGCCCACGTGTCGGTCAACGTTCACGCAGCGTACGTAAACATTCCATCTTCACTGCAGGCAGTAGTTCCAGTAATCCACTACATCCCCGAGGCCCCTACAGAGGAGGCCAGGCAGGATGCTGCCAACCGAGAGCGCCTATTCTTCTCGTGGTGGCACGAGCAGAACATGGACCTTAAGCTCGAGACAGCTGCGCTTACTAAGAGCCTATACGGATACACGGCGGCCAAGATTTACTGGGACCCCAACATGCGCATGCCGTCTGTCAGTATTATCGAGCAGCCAGAAAACCTCTACATGGGGTTCGGTAACTCAGACTACACCCGCCTAGACTGGGCCCTGTACTGCTATGGCCTATCGCCACAGGCAGTGAAGGAAGACTTCGGGATCGACATCATCCCAGTCAGGCAGGGCGAGAAATGGTACGGGTACTCAACCTCCGGGACTCATGACGACCCGCTCGGCACGGTGTACCAAAATCAGTTCGAGCGAAATCCACTCCGCCGAGAGACTGTCTACGAGCAGCTCCAGGTAGAGGTATACGACTACTGGTACAAGGTTCCTACGTCTGCCGGTAAGCCGCCGATGGTCTGGAATGCAATCTACGTCGGAAATACTCTGGTCAAGCACACGCGACACCCAGAGTATGCTGGCAGCATTCCTTACATCATGGTGCAGAACGGCAAGGTCCCTGGCAGCCCATACGGTAAGCCAGAGCTCTACGACGTTGAGCAGCTTCTCCGAGAGAAGGACGAGCGCATCACCAATCAGGCCCAGATGATCCAGTCGGTCGTCGGTGGCCAGATGTGGCAGCTCATAGGTGCCGAGGCACCTGACGAGGTACCGCCTAACGCCCTGCCTAAGCCTAACAAGGTTGCGGCCCCAGGCCCGGGTAACGAGCTCCGCGCACTACAGCCGTTCATCCCTCAGTTCCAGATTGAGGACTACAACAAGCGTATCGACCGGGAAATCGCAGTGGTCACCGGACTTAACGATCTGCTCCTTGGCCTTGCGCCGACGAGCGTCCTTGGTTCATCTAAGGCAATTGCGTCCCTCATTGCAAACTATGAGTCACGAATCGCACCTAAGCGCAAGCTCTTCTACCAGTGGATGAAGGACGTATGGACACTCTCCGGACGTGTCTGGGCTTCAAAGGATAAGGCTATTGCCCAAATCTTTGAAGAGCAGTACCGTATCGACATCATCCCGCCTGAGCTCACTCCACGAGATACCCTCGAGCTGGCGCAGACTGCCATCAACCTCGTACAGAACCGCATCTGGAGCGCTGAACGCGCAATGGACCGTGTTGGTGTTGAGGACCCAGAGGGCGAGCTTGACATCATCCGCGACGAGCAGACTGATGCGACCATCAATCCTGCAGCCGTGCTGACGATGGGCAACCTCCTCCAGCTGTTCCAGCAGCTGCAGCAGCAGGGCATTCAGGCCCAGCAGCTACAGGCTCAGGAGCAGGCGGCTCAGGGTCAGTTCCAGGCACAACAGCAATCACTCAACGCGTTCCGAACTCTTAACCCGCCGGCAACGGCCGGAGCAGGGCTCAACGCGTTCGAGAACGCAGCAAATCCACCGGCAGAGGCGCTCCCAGAGAACGCCGAGCCGGGCGCTCAGCTCCCGATGGGGCTTGAGCTTCCAGTCGAGAATGGGAGTGAGGAATAATGGCAATCAGAACTAAGCGACGAGCACGGTTCCGCCGGGCCACATCTGGCACGCAGAACCTCACAACCCTAATCTACAACATACTCAAGGAGCAGCAGGCTTCCCGGAAAGCTGCCCTACTGGCCGCGTTTGACGCCAACATGCGTAACGCGAACTATGAGTCAACCTATGGTGGCGAACCTGTCAATGTCGACTCTGTTGTTGCTTTTTATGAGCAAATGATCCAGGCTTACCCAGAAGGAACCACTGAGCGAGACCGGCTATCGGCCGAGCTTGCGGAGTTCCGAGTTAGCTCTGCAGACAAGATACTCTCCGTATACGGAGACGCATACAATAACGGAACCTACGCGTTCGGTGAGAAGGTGGACCTAAAGTCATACCTTGCATTCCTGCGCGAGTCTAAGGCGGCCGCACCTGACGAAGCAACAAAGATGAAGTATACGTCCGAAGAGTTCATTGTTAACTTCAACGACGTACACGACGACATGAAGGCCCGCAGCGCTAGCGCCGGTAGCCTTTCGACATTCTATCGACGCCAGCTCAAGGTAGCGGAAGAGATGGGAATAACGAAGGACTCTAAGACATACCGCAACATCCAGTCATATCTTGCAACTGCCTCCAAGCAGGCTGCTGCCGATGCAAAACAGGATCTTCGAGACAAGGCAAACAAGATAATTGTCCGTCGAGCTGGACTCATGTCTAACGCGCTTGAGAAGGCCGTTGAGGCGGCACAGCGAGAAGGACGAATAACAAATGAGGAAGCCCAGAGGTTTTACGAGTCAGGGTCTCTTCCACGGGTCAAGATTTTCTTTGGCCTTGATGCTACGAAGCAGGGGGTCATCCTGGCTGCGGCAGCTCGTGCAGGAGTAACTCTTGGCGAGCAGCCCCTTACCGGCAGTGCCCTCTACGACCTTGCATACAATACTAAGGACGAGCTCAGGCTTGCAATCGGAGATCCGAACCTAAACGCAGCCGACAGAACCTTCTTCAAAGACCTTGCAACCAGCTGGGATAACGAGATTATTCGACCTGCCGGCCTGTACAACGATGTAGAGCGTGCCACAGACAGTGGAGTTGACCTAGTCAATGACAGCGCAAATGCCCTTGGCAATCCATCTGCGAACGTAGCCGCATACCGGGCGCACTCCCGAAGGCTTAGCGAAGGATCTGCTGCTGAAACCGCTGGTTCTGCCGTGATTAGCATCCTGAACGGGGAGGTACCGTTCCCAGATGAGTTCGGTGGTAAGACTATGATTTCAGAGCTTACGCCGATGGAAGTCACACGACTCTCAGAGCTTTACTCCGGTGAGCTATTCGTCTCAGGGGCTCCGGCAGATCTAATTAATCAGATTGCCCAGGACTACTTAGACGATGAAAAGATTAGGTCTGGAGCCGGATACTCGACTATAGTTATTAATGATTTTGGAACTCCAGAAGTGGTTGTAACCGATCAGGCCCCGTCTAACCGTGTTCCATTTTTCTACAGCACTACGCTGTCAGACGGAACTGTAGTGAACAGCCTCGCAATGCAGCAAAAGTCTGTAGTTAGCGACCAAAACGGGAAACCCGTTGGGGAAGTAATATTTGACATTGACGACAACGGTAACGTCAAGGAAAGTTTTATTACCAACGACGGCTACAAGGTAGATCTAGATATTATGGAAAACTGGCTAGTTACAAATGGAGTTAACATATTCCGTGCAGAAAACGGACAGTATGCCGTTGACCAGTTTTCTGTTGCTGTAGTGCCTGGGACACAGCTAAATATGTTTTCCGGAGCCGCCCTCCAGGCCAACAGTTCCTTTTCACAATACGCAAATGATGTATGGGACGGAACTGCGGGCGGACCTGGAAAAGCTCTGTCAAGGAACGAAACTGCAAGTCGGATAGCTGCAAATATTACCATAGGCGGATCTACTTCAGACCTATTCGGTATTGGCAGCATCGATGTAGGTGGAAACAATACTACCCGTGAGGGAGGAAGCCAGATCACTGTAAAGAATGACCTGGAATCTCTTAGGGAGCTAGGAATCGGTAGAACAGAGTTTGATGCGCTGATGTCTGGAGATGGCGGCAAAATGATTCGGGAGGCTGTTGGCAGCCAATTGTTCCGACGCCAAGAGGCCATCGAGAACCGAGCGGCTCTAGGACAACCTATTGACCAGTCAGAGCTAGACCAGCTCCGTTACAGAGGAGCTCAGGCTGCGGCAGACTACGAACGTGCGGTTTCGGCACCTCCTCCCCCAAATCCATTTAGCACTGGTCTTGGTTCTGTCCCAGACTTTACAAAAGTTTCCCCAGAAGGCCCTCGACAGTCCAGGCTAGAAGATCTCAGCAAGGTTAAGTCCGAGCAGGAGCGTCTACGCGTAATGGCCAAGACAGAAAGCGACTACTTCTTCAGGTATTCTCAGATGTCTGCTCCATCCGAAATGACCCCTGGGGATTCCGCAAGGTCTTCCTATACTGGAAGCAGCCTAGGAGCTGCTCCATCCTTCAAGGCATCGGTAGTCCGACCATCCTTTACCCCAGCACAGGTAGAGAAGTCCTTGATTGACTTCAGGGCCGGAGAAAGAGCTCCTCTAAACATTTCGCCAAGCACCGCAACGTCGAGGTAGATTGATGGGTTACTTTGGATCGAACAACAGACAGCGCCAGTCTGGCATGAACATGCCAGTACCGCCTAGCCTGCCAAGGCAAAAAGCCCCTGAGCCCGAGAAGATTAGGGTCAACCTGGATCCCTCTAATCCGGTTGAAACCGTATTTAGCGGAATCGGCGGGTTGTTCCAGGGGGTGGTTGGTGCCGGTGTTGGTATTGCCGATGCGATATCTAAGGTCCCTGTAATTGGCGATGTTGGCAAGGCAGTAGCTGGTGGCCTTGGCGCTTTCGGCGAAGTCGGAGTCAAGGGAATTGCCCAGGTAAAGGACGTGGCCAAGGTTGGCCTAGACCTAGTGTCTATCCCCGGCCAGGTTGTCCAGGCTGGTTCTGCCGCAGTCAGGGCAAGTGAGGTCTTCGGCCCACTTCCAGAAGACGTAAAGGCAAGAATGAATCGAGGCGATGGCTTCGGGGACATTGTATCCCATCTTGTGAGCAGTAACAGGGCGTTTAGCGACAACACCGCAGCCAATCTCGGCTTTGCCCTAGTATCAGATCCTCTTAACTACGTTAACCCAATTGCTCCTATATCCGCCGCAAGGCACGTCTCGAAGCTGGCAAAGCTAGAAAACGTAGCGCTATCCAAGGCAGACGATATCGCCAAGGCCTCCAAGGCCGGGAAGGTCCTAGACCCACAATACGAATCAATGCTTGGCAAGCGTCCGGGGGATATCCGCAAGGAGGTTGTTGGGTCATACATAGGGGAAGACGACCTAAACTTCCTCAACCGATGGCGAATCGCCGGGGAGCTATACGACGCTACCATAGGCAAAGTAGGAAAGCCGCTGTCAGCTCTTGTTGACGCTGTAAGAACCCCAGTCGTAATAGGAATGCTACGCTCACTCGGCGATGTGCCCAAGGGCGTTATTGAGGGCCTTGACGGCGCTGGCCGATCAGACCTAGCATCTAACTTTGCCAAGTCGCTTGCACGCGGACTCACGCAGACAACTGTATTCTCCATGTCCAGACTGTTCTCTAGAACTTCAAGCAATGTCGGTAGGTACCGAGCCCAACAGGTAATCAAGAAGGTATCTGACGGCATTCGTTCTGGAAAGTCTGATGACGTTATTCTTGGAGAACTCACAACGGCAGGGCTTGTTGCAGACCCAGCAGGCGGCGCAGAGCTCCTTGCCAAGGTCAAGAATTTTGACGACGCGGGAAGGCGCCAGTTCATTCGTGAGCAGGCAGACGCATGGTCTCGAGCAGAGGCAGGCAGGGCAGGAGCCGTTGCTGGAGGAGACTACAAGAAGATCCAGGAGCTTGGTGGCCTAAAGCTTTCTGACACAATTGACGAATCTACCGGATTTATCAGCGAGGGTGCACGACGTTATGAGAACCTGTCTGACGAAGTTCTTGAAAGTTTGTTTATAGAGAAGGCCTCAGCAGCCCTGACTGTCGGCGGCAGAAGCGCACTCTCTGCCACACTAGGTGGACTAGTTCCAAGCGCTGCAAGCGAATCCCAGGCACTTCTCCGTGAGCTATACAAAAAGCTTGGCACTACTACAAAGGAAAAGGCCAGGCTAGTACAGCTGGCTGAGATCGCGGCTTACGGATCACAGGCCACAACCGCAGCGTCTCTGCGTGCAGCCATGCGTGCAGCATCTGCAGGAGACAAGGTAAAGTTCGAAGAGATCATCGGAACATCACTAACCGTCAAGGCATTCGATGAGATTAAGGCTATCCTCGCAACTGAGGAAGGGGCTAAGCTCCTACGACTGAACCTTGTTCGAGCGAACTCGATTACCCAGGAGCGCCTGGAAACGATCCTGTCGCTTGCCGACCAGCTGGATTCTAAGAAGGCAAAGCAAACCCTTGCAGCTCAGCTGCCGGACGAGCTACGGCCTGCGATCTTGGCCGCCACAACGAAGGACGAGCTGGCCCAGGCCATCGTCGGATACTTCCCGGATCTTGGCCTGGTACTAGGTCGATCCGATAAGTCCATCTGGGATGAGCTAAAGGCAGTGCTTGATGAGATTTCTGCAAGCAAGCAGTTCGTCACCAAGGCCGGAGCAGACGAGATTGCATCCCTAAAGAACATGCTTAACAAGATCGCACCGGGTGCTGGTAACTCTGTAGAAAAGGCTCTCAGCGCAGGAAAGTACAGTCTTGGATTCTCTCCTGAATCTGGTACAATTCGAAGAGGAGTAGCCCGCGCTACAGACGATGGCGCAGAGTTTGTAGACGAGCCAATAATGCCATTTGTCGACACCACGGAAGACGCCATCGAAGGTATCGATATCGGAGTGGATACGTTCAAGAGGTCTGGTCTCCGTCGGGCTGCGGACCGTTGGCTAACGCCAATATCCTCAAAGGTAGTTGAGCAGCAGCAACTGGACAACGCCATTGAGATCGTCACGGGACACGGCGGTAGCGTCATCCAGGCACGAAGACTAGTCCAGAGGCTCGGTGAACTTGCCATGAGAAAGCGTAGAACCCCTAGGTCCCTTGTCATTGACGAGGCTGAGGTTCGAGACGTAATGAGCGATGTGCTTGGAACATCATTTCAGAAGGTTGTCGACGAGGCCGGTGGAGGGTCTGCTTCAAGAATAATAATGAAAATATACGCTGGTAGCAGGGATGTTGTCGGAACGGCTCAGGCTGCGACAGGTAGGGCAAAAGTCTCAATCCCGGCTTTGGCTGTTATTACTGACTTCATATACCCAAACATGAAGTTCAAGCTTAACCCTTTGTTCTATATCCAGGAGGCTATTGAGTCTCCTTTCTTCAACTACATGCGCGGAATTCAGCGCCAGCTAACTGGCCCGCAATACCAAGCAAAACATGGGTGGGCCAGGAATCTTCCATTTGTTGAGACCAAGCTTGGCGAGAAGCTTAAGCTTGCCAACCGCATAGAGGGGCCTCAGGTAGACCCATCCGTTGCGGCGCTTTCAATTGGAACTGGAGACTCGGCATTAGCATCAGACCTAGACATTGCACAGAGCGTTATCTTCCTGCAGGGAAGCCAGGCCCATACGCTCATGCAGAGCGAAGCTGGCCGCAATCTGATTGGGCAGTTGAGGAATGCAATTACTCGCGGACCTGGAGAGATGATCAACACGGCGTTCAACCCATACCCAATGAAGCAACAGCGAAAGTTGGAAATGACTTTCAACCTGGCCCTAGAAGAAATGGCCAATGGTGTAAAGTATAAGTTCCCGCAGCAATGGGTTGCAATCTCTAAGACATACGGAACCAACAATCCCAAGGTTGCCATGGTGCAGCTTCTCAATGAGTCCGTTCGCGGATGGGTAAACCCTGTGTCCGTAATTGACTCAGCCAGGCCTCGCAATTTCGCATTCTCTGGACCAGGGTCTGAGAAGGCCGCAGCTGCGCTGCGTAACGAGGTCGACAGAATCGCAGCTCTCCCAGTCGGGACAGTTGCAGAGATGGGAACCGCCAGGGCGGCAGTGGCAAAGCTGACCGCATTGGTGGACAAGTCCGCAGCCGCCGGGAACGATACCACAATGATCACTAAGGCAATCAACAAGGCCATCAATGACGAGATTAATCCGTCATCGGCCTTGGCCAGCCTAAAGGCTTCATCTGACGAGGCATATCAGTTCTCAGTGGAGACCGCGGGGGACTTCAAGCTACTTGAGGGTGTAATCAACGGAATGCCCGACAAGGGGCGATTCAGGGGGTTCTCCCAGGAGAAGATTGCTGCCTCCCTGGCAAAGCACAGGAACTATGGGGCAGACTTCCCAGGCATGGAGAGGGTCATCGTGAAGCTTCGTTCTGGGGCAGGCCTTGACGCACAGGATATGCGTATTGTAGAATTGTCCGTTAACTCACTACTAGACATCCATGGCCCAGAAGAGGTTCTCCTCAGCGCATTCAAGGAGTGCGTAAGGGATGCCAACGACGTGGCCAACAGGATCCACTTTTACAATCCAAGGCGATCAGCCTTCGAGCGAAGCCTAAACCACCCATACCTGGGCCTCTACCCGCTCTCATACATGGTAGGCAAGGTTGTACCGGAGTTCGCTAGGGCGCTGTTTGTGAAGTTCCCATTCACAAACCGGACCAGGCCGTTTGCTGGGTACGAATTTGTAAGAGAGGCACAGGACCATCTGGCGACTGTGTTCGAGCAGGACCCCGAACTTGGAAAGTTTGCGACCAAATCAGACACAATCTTCCTGTTCAAACAACTATTCCCTGGCATGCCGGGTGACATCTCTGCAGGTGCACCAAGGTGGCTGAATCGCTCATACGCACAGTACCAGCGATCCCAGAGGCCCCCAACGGGAAATAGAGAGCCAGCTCAGTTTGATCTGGGCTATGTCGGGAGGCAGTTTGCTGAACAAGCAGGTGAGCAAGGACTATACGGAGTCCTTGGACAGGTCTCTGGAGCATTTTCAGAGGCCTGGGACTTCTTCGATGGAGAAGTCGATTTTAACGAGCCAGATCAATAGCAGCACAAAGCTGCTAGCTGGAAAAATAGGAGGAACGCATGACGGACGAAGTCGTGACACCAGTCGTCACAGAGTCGGTCAACCTTGACGTGCAGGAAAATTTGCCTGCGGCCGAGGAACCCACTCAGGGCGCTGAGGACGTTACCACTTGGAAGAAGCGTCTTGCTGGTAAGGACCAGGCGCTGACGGCTACCAAGAAAGAGCTTGACGATGCCAAGCGCCAACTGGAGGATCTAGCAAAGTTTAAGGCCCAGATCGAGGAGCAAAGCCTCTCCGAATACGAGAAGGCTCAGCTCCGCATCAAGGCCTTAGAGGGCGAGATCGAATCCAGCAGGGAACAGGCAAAGAGGGAAAGGCTCGCACGAGAATATCCTCTCTACAATCAACTTGTACAGGACACTGCCGGACTAGATGAAGACTCGAGGGCTGCCGCCTTCGAGAAGTTTATTGCCGATGCCCGTTCTGTCAGTGAGGCGGAGACGACATCTTTTGTAGACCCTAACAACCCACGAAGATCTGAACCCAAAGTTAATACCAAGCGCGACTCGAAGGTAATCGCCGACGAGATGAAATCGCTTGGCAATCCATTCTTTGAGTAAAGATTGAGGTAATAAAGTGGCTACAACTAGTACCGCTACCACAAACTTCTCTGATCTTGTAACGCAACTTGTTGCGGCACGAGCTGAAGAGGAGTTGCGCGCACGTGCAGTGCACGCGATGCCAGGGATGTACGTTCCTGCGCGTTTTGTGAAGGGCACGAACACCCTTCGATATGCACGCTACGCCGACCTTGGTGTCGTTACGACGACGCTTTCGGAAGGTGTTGCACCAACTGACCAGGCGCTGACGATCTCAAGCGAGTTCTTCACGGCTGATCAGTACGGTTCGACCGTCGCCGTGACGGACTTGGCCCAGATCGACAACCCACACGATCTCATTGGGATCGCTGCTGAGCGAATTGCCTACCAGGCGACTCGCTCTATGGATGTCATGGTCCGAGATACGATTCACAGCTCGGCCGCTACCAGCGCCGTTTTCGGCGCCACCGGCGCAACCACGCTTACCGCCAACACGGCGAACAGCGCAGTTGCAGTTGCTGGCGTTCTTACGGGCGCGTTCGTTAAGAACATGGTTGCTCGGCTTAAGGGCAGCAACGTTCCTCAGTTCGCTGACGGCACGTACCGCTGCATCATCCACCCTTCACAGGAGTATGACCTTGTGTCAGACACCAGCGTGAACGGTTGGATCGAAGCTCACAAGTATGTGAACAACATGCCGCTTCTCACCAATGAGATCGGCCAGTTCGCAGGCGTGCGCTTCATTGTGTCTTCGGACGCTAAGGTTACGACCGGCGCAGGTGCGTCGAGCGGGAATGTCTATTCCGCGCTCTTCCTCGGCCCGGATGCGTACACCATTGGTGACTCGCAGACGCTCCAGAGCTACTTCGTGGCGCCAGGTGGCGACCACACCGACCCACTCGCCCAGAAGGCGTTGGTCGGCTACAAGATGCGATTCGGCTCGCTCCTCCTCGACGAGGCAGGCGCTCGCTACCGCATCCTGAAGACTCAGGCTACAGTCGCTGTCTAGTAACAGCATAGTTAGCTGAGTGGGGCTCCGGCGGTTGTACCGCAAGTTGGCCGTCGGAGCCCCTCTACACCCAGCCATGGAAGGATAACCGATATGGCTGATACTGTCAAGGTCTTAGTTTGGGGGACTGCCGAGCAGGGCCCTTGCGCATATTTTCGTGGCCACATGTTCGATGAGGAGCTTAAGAAGCTTGGAATCGAGATGCGGCATATCGACAAGGTAGAGTTCGTTTCCCATCCCCTGGCGGCGGGCATGAGCCAGGACGAGGCGATGACTAAGGGACTTCTCAAGATCGACACAAAGGATATCGACTGGGCGGACGTGATTATGTTCCGCCGATACTATAACTGCTCTGCCAAATGCACTACGTGCGGACTGGCAAGTAAGGACGGCGAGGTCATAAGGTCCCACCCACACAAGATGGATCTTCGAGACGGTATCACGGAGATGACCTGGCCGGCCTTTGAGAGCCGGTCCCACAACAAGGGAATCATATACGAAACAGACGACAATCACTTCTTCATAAAGCCGTGGAATGGCTACTTCCCGGACGTGGTCCAGGAGTGGCCGCTTATCGAGAGAATGGCTAAACGTGCAGACGTCATCACTACAAGCACAAAGCCGATAGCAGATTACTATGGCAAATTCAATGACAGCGTTAGGATAATAAGAAATGCAATTGATCCGTCGATTTATACTACTGAGCATAGCCGTCCTGACATCAGTGGCGATCTTCCGCGTGTGGTCTACTATGGAAGCACGGTGCGAATGCGAGACTACGGCGGAGAATACGACCACGCAAAAAAGAGGTTTGTAGGGGGTTACTGCGGAAAATCCATCGAGGAGTTGCGCAGCCCTGTCAAGAAGCTCTGGAATGTGTTCATTGGGGTTAACCCTGGCACGGAACACGTGATCGCTCCGTTCTTTGACGAAGCATACCACTACGTTGAGAACATCCGGGGCTTTGCGGAAACTCTCACAAGAAGCTACCCAGACATAGGGATAGCACCGTTGGTCGGCGACGATTTCGACAGGAACAAGTCAGAGCTTCACTGGCTTGAGTACACAATGGTTGGAGCAGCATTCGTTGGACAGAAGTTCAAGTACGGGGAGTCACCCTACAGTATGGTCCGACATGGCGTGGACGGAATGCTGGCATCGACAAGATCAGAATGGTACAGCGCAATGAAGTCGCTGGTGGAAAGCAAGGACCTAAGGGAACAGCTTGCCGGAGCAGCGAAGGAGCGCATTTTGAAGGAGTACGACTACAAGGAAAGGGCCCAGGAGTGGGCCGAGGTGTTCCGCTGGGCCGCTGAGCACCCGAACTATGGCCTACGAAAGAAGGAAGATTGATGGCGACATTCCAAAATCTCATAGACGATATCCAGTCGGATCTTCGCGACCCGAACGCCCTGACCTGGTCGGAGGCGGAGATCAAGTCTCTGATAAACCTTGGGGTTCAGCACGTAGAGGGAGTGTACCCCAAGGAGATTGTCAAGGAGTACAACTACACTTCTCCTTTGATCTCGAATGGACTGAAGACGGTAGATATATCGACTACGACAAACACTGCCGGTGGCGACCGGTTCTTGACAATATTCCGAATAGACGTCTTCGGAGGCTCAATCGGAAGCCGCACTGGGTACCTAGAAAGCATCGTCACGTCAAGTGGTGAGGGAGCTAACTCCGGATGGGAGATCCATGGAGGGGTGCTGTACTTCCCGCCTGGGTACACAATAGCCTCCCCCTCAGTTCTTCGAGTCTACGGATATGGAACATACAACATCTGCGCATCAGGCGTGTCTGCATCTGCTGTTACAGTAGACCTAGATGCCTCAGCGGAAAATGCCGTAAAAGTATTCGTCCAGTCGGAGGCTCTATACCGACTCGTTGGCGACCGAGCTTCATTCCAGCAGTGGCAGGTATCCTCTGGCGCAACTGACGTAACCCCAATCGGCATGAACCAGCTTGCCTTTAGCGCCAGGCAGCGATGGAAGGACGAACTACGCCGAATCCGACGCATGCGCCGGGTGGCATAAATGGATTTTAACCAGCCCATCAGCCTGCAGACTGCATCTGCTACGTTCCTGGAAATCAATACGATCACCTCGGCCATTGGCCCTGCAACCCCGCTATCCGGTTACGCCGTTGACGGCGCGAACATTGGGGCGTCCGGTGTCCGGGGATACACAGTGGAAGAAGCGCAAAGGGACGGGATTAGAGGCGCAGAAGCCTTCCTTGGCCCGAGAAACGTCACGCTGGTTGTATCCGTTTACGGAAGCACTATTGGAAATTTCTGGGACAAGATAGACACTCTCAGCGGATCTATGGACCCGTACCCGGACTCATTTGTAACGGATGACGGGTTTAGGCAGCTAAGGTTCTATTCCCCGACTGGAGCTACCACTAAGCAGGTATACATGTTGGTCAGGCCGACTGCTACTCCTGCCATAGGGGTTACCAAGAACCAGTCCATTGGCACGTCTGCCAAGGGGTTTGCAACCAACACGCAACTTCCCTTTATTTCCAAGGACCCGAGAAAGATTTCTGTTTCGGAGTCTACCGTTTCAATATCGGTAGGGACGACAACCGTTCCGTACACCGGGAACTATAAGTATTACCCTACGGTAATTGTTACAGCTTCCGGCACCAGCGCCTCCTACACCCTTGGTGGCAAGACAGTTTCTCTTATCGGCCTTTCATCGGGAACTAGCTACTACATCGACCACGGCCGGGCAACCCTCAGAATAGGTTCGGCGACCGGGACCATATCGCAGGGAAAATTCAATGAGGTTCTCATGACCGGCTTTGGAGCCATATATTCGGGCTCAAGCGTTGTCCTGAGTGGAAGCGCGTCTGGCGGGTCTATAATCTACCGAGAGGCCTGGCTGTGAGCCTTGCTACCGGCAAGTTCCGGATCATCCTGTACAGCCTCGACACCTCCACGGGGTGGCGGGGCTCTGTTGCCTCTGCTATATACGATCCTATCGAGGTTGGCGTATCAGAGAGGGCTAATGAGGTAGGAGAGGCGTACTGGGTTCTCCCGAACAACCACCCGCTTATTTTGGACTGCGTTCCCCTTCTTCGGCACTACGAGATCCATAGGTATGACGTCGAGGGAAACGAGTATAGGTGGGTTGGAGCAGGGATACTAGATGACGCCGAGGTGGGTGAAAACGAGACCACGTTCCGAGGCATAGACTACATGGCGGTATTCAATCAATACTACACGCCAACGGTTGCCCTAACTTTTACGTCCACAAACTACATTTCTCCAGACATTTCTCCGTCCACTGCAACCGATGATTTTCTAAAAACAATCTTTGGGTTTTCGGACGGGGCCACACTGAGCGGGACCGACGGGGATGACGACCCTTCTGGGGAAACCGCTCCTGGGTCCCAGGTGTGGTTCTCCAACAAGGAGAACTTTAGAATCGAACAAGTTGACGTGTCCTCAAAGGTGAGCGACACCCTGGTGATAAATGGTTCTACCGCGACCACCCCAAGCTCTACAATACTTTGGAATGCAGTCTGGGCAGGGACAATTACCTCACATTTTGAATCAACTAAAACATGGAGATTCCGTTTAGACGTAACCCCTCCATCGCCAGAGTCCCCTAACGTTCCGGCGACTACGGGAGGAGTGTACGAGGCCACCTTTACCGGGGACACAACGTTTGCCATCAACGATTGCGCTGTTACCCTGTACCCCTATGAGACAAAGGCGGCCATGAGGGCAATAATGATATCCAACGGCAGCACTACTGCCGCTGCAGACTCTGCCCTCGAGGCAAACAAGGGGAAGTTCGCCCTGAGAAAGGGGGTTACGTACAGCGCCCACATACACGGTGCCATATATCGAACAAACTCCGGAAAAACATACGCGCATTGGATGCGGTCAAAGAACCCAGGTAAAACAGATAAGTTTACGTTGGGAACAGGTTACGAAACCTTTACCGACATATTTGACCGGGTGTTCAACGCCGCAAAGACAACCTTCCCGCTTAGCCGGATTAGGTATGCCTCCAGGTCAGTATCTGGGTCTCCATTCACAACACTCCTCACATTCAGTGCCGGAGAGCCACCTGTAACATATCTTGCCAACACCGCACGACTCGAGATGGCATCAAGAACGGACGGCGAAAAGACTATATTTGGCATATCCCACCCTACGTCTACCGGTAGCTACAACGGAGACTTCCGGATTAGGTACAACGTATCCTCCTCAAACATTGACACGATCAGGCTGTCTTACCCTGAGACCATCAGGGCCTACTCGTACAGCCCTGGAACATCGAGCGTCAAGACCCATATCCGCGTCATCCCCTCCACTCCGTTCCTTGCCGGTACGTCCAGCGGCGGTGCGGTGGGTATTTCAATTGACGGGTCTACGGCCACCACCGGAGAGGCATCCATCTACGGTGAGATCCCTCTCCTGGAGACCAGGGCAGGGCTTGTCGATGACATAGCCGCAGAGCTAGAGGCGCTTAGAATTGCGGACTCTTCTAAAACGGATAACACCAAGACCATAAACATCGTGGTCAAGGAGGAGGCACTAAAGCCATGGGATGGCTTCGACCTGGGTGACGCCGTGGCAGTACACGTGGTACACGGCAACGTTAACCTACCCAACGAGTCCCTAAACATAGCCGGAATGGACTGGGTAGGCTTCTCAGACGGACATGAGGAGCTCACCCTTGAGCTCATTAACGGAACCAACTTCTAGTGTCATACGCTCAATTTCAGGCCCTTATGGCCGCGATCAACAGCGTCCGGGATGACCTGACAGAGCGCCTGGACCGTATAGAGATGCGCCTCAGGGAGGTAGAAAACTTTCAGACCAAGTCAGAGGCATTGGACGAGGCTGGACGAGAGCGGTCAATTGCGCTACGATGGCGGGTGGGGATCGCTATTAGCGCCCTAGGGGCAGTCATGTCCTTCATACTGCAGGCGATAAAGCTTGGGGGAAACTAATGTCTCAGGAGATACGGATCATCAAGATGCTGAAAGATCAGGGTCTGTCATTCTCTCAGATAGGCGAGAAGATCGGCCTAACTAAGGACCAGGTCCAGAAGAAGCTTAAGGCCTATGGGTCAGACGTTGACGAAGGCACATCAGAACTGTATAATAGTACAGAAGGACTGGACAAAAAGAATAATCGAAAAACGAATAAGAAGCTAAACAGAACTGTTAATAGCGCAGGAGTTCTGTATACACCCGGCGGAGATGACTACATCGGAGTCAACGTCGGGTTTTTTGATATCGAAAGCACATACTCTAGCTGGCGCCGCATGCTCGTCGGGTCGATTGCCGACCAGTTCGGTAACGTTGAGACGTACACGCTGGACACGCATCCAGGAAAGAATTGGCTTGACGACTCCAAGTTGGTCGAGGCTTACGCCCGCCGTCTCGAGGAGTTCGACGTGCTCTATTCCTGGAACGGAAAGTTGTTCGACATTCCTGTCATCAACTCGCGACTATTGAAGAACGATCTCAAGCCGTGCGAGCCACAGATGCATGTGGACCTTATGTATAAGGCCACCGGGTCTGCCCTGGCTATTGGCCGCAAGTCTCTCGAGAACGTGTCTAAGTACTTCGAGGTCAACAACTCCAAGACTCCGCTTGACGTGCGTATCTGGGATCGTGCTGACCACGGGGACAAGGATGCATACGAATTGATTATCGAACATTGCGAAGCAGACGTATTGGTCCTTAGGGACGTGTTCGGAAAGCTAAAGAAGCTCGTCCACGTAATGCACCGATGAGGGTGGGCGTGGTCGGCAGCGGCCAAGTCGCCCAACATCTCGTTGCCGAAGCTAAAGAAACTGGGCTTGACGTCGTACTCATTGGCCGTGCCGATGGGCCTACGGTTTCCAACCGTGCATTTGATCCCAACCGGACGTGGGTAGACGAGGAGGACTTGATCCTTGCCGTCGCCGACTGCGACGTTGTGATCAACACGGCTGCCTTCCGCGATCTAAACGCGTGCGAAAAAGACTCAGAGCTCGCCCGTAAAATAAATATCGACCTGCCCAGGCTCCTATCTCAGAAGGGGCCTAGGCAGGTCTTTTTGTCTACGGATTACGTCTTCCGCGGCTTGCATGATAGTAAGCGAAAAGAAGACGACCCCACCGACGCCATGTGCGTCTACGGGGCTACCAAGGCAGCTGGCGAGCGGGAGGTCCTAGCATTGGGTGGGGCGGTCGTAAGGATCGCCTCGCCCTGGGGCATCTACCCAAGCCCGGAGCGGCCGCACTTTGTGGACACGATTGTCCCCAAGGGAATTTCTGCTGGCGGTCTGGACATGCCAACAGATCAGCATTTCTCACCAACGTACCTTCCTGACGTGGCCAGTATTATCCTAGACGTGGCTGCGGAGCCAGGGATGTCTGGGATATTCCATGCGGTCAATGGCGGGTCAACCAACTGGAAGGACTTTACGGCGTATATCTTTGAGGTTCTAAGGGCAAAAGTAAAAGTAACCGGATCTGTGAGGAGCGATATACTTCGCCCCAAGTTCGGCGCTCTTTCAAACACCAAGCTACCCCGTCCTAGACACTGGGCACTTGCTTTGGAAGAGTACCTGAAGGGGACGGTTCGAGCAGAGGACAGACGATGAATATCTTAATCACAGGTAACCTGGGGTATCTAGGGTCAGTGCTAACAAACATGGCCAAGATGCATGGTCACAACGTTCACGGTATTGACAATGGGATGCAGGTTGCCACACTAATTAAAGAGGACATGGTCTACGATGTGGACGCACAGTACGCATCGATCAGGGACATGGGCGACACCAGGTACGACGTTGTTTACCACTTGGCGGCCATATCCAACGATCCAATGGGAGATGCATACAAAGACCTAACTCATGCGACTAATGTTGTTCTGGTTGAGGCGCTATGCGCTAAGTACCCGAACGCACGCCACGTGCTTGCCTCATCGGCATCTGTCTACGGGGCGATCCCGTCGACGGACATCGCTGATGAGAGGTACCCGTTCAACCCACTTACCGCGTATGCAGTGAGCAAGGTTGAAGCGGAGAAGGTGGTGAGGAGTCACTGGGATTACTCCATATTGCGCATGGGCACACTGTGGGGCGGGTCACCCAATTTCCGTAGGGACATCGTAGTAAACGCGTTTATGCACGAAGGCATTCATTCTGGGATCATCCGACCAAAGGCTCAGGCCAGGCGGCCAATGCTCCACGTAGCTGATGCTGCGCGGACAATGATGCTGGCCGGCAGATCTGGCCTTTGGACGAATCGGGTGGTGAACGTTGGGGCAGAAAACACTACGGTCAGCGATATCGCCAAGGCCGTTTCATTCTACCTTTCTATCGACGTTGACTGGTCAGAATCTAAAGAGCCGGACAAGCGTGACTACGCTATGGACTGCTCAAGGTATAACAGCATCTCAGCCGAGCTGGCGCCCCTCCTCAGGGTAGGAGACATTGGGGCGATGGCAGGCGTTCGGTCTTCGGTGCTGGCTTACGGTAAGCCGTACCCGACCAGGCTAGAGCAATTGCGGACGTGGTTTGACAACTACAAAAATCCGTGAGAGAATAGGGTCGTAGAGACCAATTTCTACGAGGGCTCCTGCGTAGGTCTCCGCAGGAGCCCTCAACTATCTGAGACTAGGTGGCGATATGTACGTTAAGGACAAGATCGACCAGGTCCTCAAGGACCGTAACGAAGTCGGTAGACCGTCTAAGAGAAAGTGGCGCGGCAGCCTTCTTGGTGGCTGCGTCCGGGCGCACTGGTATTCTGCCAACGGCGTGCCAGCTTCGGAGCCATTTACCGATGACACACTGCGAGTATTCGCAATGGGCAATGCGGTTGGTGACTTCCTAGAGAAGGCATTGCGCGAGGCTTACGGAGACAGGATTAGCTTCGAGGTTCCGGTGGTGTCGGACGAGTTCGACTTTGCTGGCAACATCGACGCTTTGCTCCAGCTGGAGAGCGGCAAGGTAATCGTTCTAGAATTTAAAAGCATCAAGCACCAAGGGTTCATCAGGCTCAAGGATCCCAAGCCAGAGCATGCCATACAGGTGGCATCTTATGCCAGGCTGATCGGAGCTCAAGACATTGAGGCCTGGGTGGTATACGTAGACAAAGAGAACTACAACATCCTGGAGTTCCAAGTAGACATCCCCTCTTGGGCTGACCGGGCCAGGAGAATCCTAAATGTGCTAGACTACTATGGCGACCGAAAACCGCCACGGTTGCCAGAGGCCGACACACGGAAGTGGCCGTGTGGATGGTGCAATTGGCGGACAGAATGTCTAGGAGGTACAAATGGCTGAGGCCAAGAAGAACCTAGCTGCCAAGCTCGTGGACATCATGCGGGCAGTTGGATACATCCGTAAGTCTGGTACTAACCAGGCCCAGGGATACAAGTACGTAATGGCTACCGATGTGGCGGACGCGGTCCGCGAGGAGATGGCCAAGAACAACGTGTCGATGGTTCCATCGTCGGTCGATGTGGTTGCGGAGGGGCTTACGCCTAGCGGCAAGCAGACTCTTCTTACACTTCGATTCACGTGGACGCTTACAGATGGAGATACTGGCGAGACGATTTCGTTCCAGTCCATTGGCACAGGATCAGATAGCAGCGACAAGGCTGCGTACAAGGCGGCCACCGGTGCGCTTAAGTACGCACTCCTGACCGCTTTCCTTATCCCTACAGGCGACGACCCGGAGAATGACAGCGGCGACAAGACAATTGCCGACGCAGCTGCTAGAATCTTCGAGGCTAAGCCAGCGGCAAAGGCGCCCGCCAAGACAGCGTCTGCAGACTTTGAAGGGGTGGACTTCTAATGGAACGACTTGATCTTTGGTTTGGTAAGGAGGCTCCGGTGCGCAAGCGCATCGAGAAGCTTGGGGTAAATGCCCTGACCTTCCGCGGGCAGGCTCAGACAGCTGAGTATGATTCGTGGGTGGCCAACAAGAAGCAGGGCCCAGAGCCAACTGTACGGTACCTGAACGCATCAGTTACCGTGTTTGATGAGGCTCTGTCTGAGCACGTAGAGAAGATTTACGCTTCGTACTCCAAGAAGTTGGAGTCAGACAGCCGGGATCCTCGACCTCATATTCACGTCATTGGCCGATACAGCGGAGAGAAGAAGCTATCCGATGACGGCAAGAG